AAAGGTTAGCACCTCGTTGCAGCTGGTTATATTTAATCCAATTGCAGAGCCATTGGCCGTTACTACTTGGATGCTATCTATTACTTCTTTTTTCATTTTTATATATTTTCCAAGACTACCTTACCCCCATAAATTCGGTTGGAAGTTCCTGTTGTTATTACTTTTACTCCTAAATAATTTGTAGTATCGCTTTCCAAAGCTGTAATGCTAAATTCTGTTCCTACTGTTCCGCTTCCAAGCGCTGTTCCTATACCGCTCGCATTTACATCCAACTCATACGCTTCCACTACTTTTGTATTATTTCCCCAGACTGTTATATCTGTTGCTTTTTTACCATAAGGTATGGGTACAAACGCCCAAAGCTCAGTATCAGCATGAGCTATTTTAACTCCTGTTGTTCCTGTATCATCAAAACTCCATTCTTTATTCGCCACATCTGCGTTTGAAATGAAATCTCTTGGAATCAATTTAATGTAATCCGTATCAAGTCCAACTATTACCACATCCCCTCCGATACTTCCTCTTGTTTTATGATTGCATTGCTGATAATTATCCCGACTATTTATCATAATCCTATCTCCAATATTTAATGGAGGCCCTATTGTAGTGGATTCCACAGATATTTCTGTGGCCGTATTTGCAACATCTGCACTCGCTTGAAATTGATGGAAATAGTTTTTGCCCACAACATTAAAAACATCTCCTGCTTTTATGAGCGTGTTTTGTTCAAAAGCGTTAGTTCCTTCTGCAAGTGTACCTTCTGGATTCATTTGGTTAATTGATAAAGAGGTAAGTGCTTGATTACCTGTTTTTCCTTCGTCTAATGAACCTATCTGAAACAATGACTCATCCCTTCTGCCTGTTGAGGGGCCTGATAATCTTTCTGCTGTTGTATTACTTCCAGGATCACTGCCTCCTGTTGGCTCTGTTGTGGTTGATGTATCAGCAACAGAATAAGATATTTGCAACCATTCCCCACCCCATTCATCCAGTAAAATATCAAAAGTTCCTCTTAATAAATAATAAAAAATTCTATCTCTGGTATCATGTATTTTACCAATAGGATTTACATAAACAGGGCGCATTGCTGTCCCATCAGATTGCCACCAATTCAACTCACTTACAGCAGTTTGTAAGCTCCATTTGTAATCGGATATTTGTTGGAAATACAACCTTGATTCGGCTAATAATTCTCCCAAACTTTTATCAAAAGCGCCTGTGCGCCCTCTCCTCCATTTCCCTGCTGGCTCAGTATACCCAGTACCGCCTGCCCCATCACTCCACATTAAAGAAGATGGCTCTCCCATAGTTACTGTGTCGCCCCACCAAATATTTTTCACAACTTGCCTTTGTGTTTCACTCCTTGCTGAATAAACTGTTGTATTTAAAGATGTGCCCCCGATAGTGCTGCTTAGAATAGGATTAAATTGAGAGATAGGATTGTTATTTGTATCTAAAACATCATTATAGGTAACGCCTTGAGTAGTTAAATTTGGATAAGGAAATAGTTGCCCACTAAAAAATCCTTGGCCATGATGCCCATACCAAAAATAAAATGGCGTGCTATAATTATTGATTGCTAATGTGAATATCTCAAATTCCCAATCCCCTGTAAAATTAGAATTAGCGGGTAAAATTCCACTGAAAATTGTTTGTTGTGATGTTCCTGTTGGCAAACTTAATGCAGTGGTATTAGGATAATTATCAAACATTAAAGGGCCCATATTCGGGGGCATTACAGAGATAAAATAATCTATCCAAACTTCATCAGCAGGAGTGCTCGCTGATTCCTGTGGATAATTTTCCCAAGTTATCGTCCCTCCATTGCTTGCCATATATTGCCCATTATCCCAATCTGTATCTCCAGATGGCCTTGCTCTTATGGAAAAATTAGCATTATAATCCAAAGGAACTGAATATGTATTATTAAATTCTAAAACAACTAAAAGATTAAATCCGCCAAATGATGCTGCTCCCGTAAATGTTCCCAAGGGTGTGTATGTTATTTGATCTACATCCACTATAGGCGTTACATTATCTTGTACTGCTGGTTGGGGAAATGTTTGGAAATAATTGTTATTAGAGAGAGATTCAAACTCAACGCTTACCTCTTTTAGTTTAGGATAGTAATTCCATTTGCTTCCTGCTAATTTTTGCAGCCCACCCTTAAATCCTCCTGCGTTTGTTTCAATATCTTGGCTATATGGTGTAAACCAAGTTTCTCCTAAATATTCTTGCCCTCCAGATAATACGCCAGCTCTTGTCCAGATTTGGCTTTCAATATTGTCAGGAACAGCAAATGAGCCCGCATCAGCAGTAGGATACAATTCTAATTGCACAAAATAAAACCGATTTTGCCAAAATACAACCCTCATCCCCCACATTTTGCAAATTGATTCTAATACTTTATAAACACTCTGCACCTTATAAGTCCCATCACTTTTAATTTCATACGCCCCATCCATTTTGCAGCTTGTATAAGCTAATGGGCTGATTGAAGTAGTGGGGCTTGGATGCTCCTCATACCACCAATCAACAGAGGTTGAGAATGTATAGTCTGCTACATCTCCATCAGTTGAAGCTGCATCAGGAGTATTGCAAAATTCTAATATCTCTTTTATCCAATAAATGAATGTCTGGTATCCAAGCGGCCCATAAGTATCGTCTGTGGGATAAGGATTAACCCCTTGAGTTTGCACCATATCATAATTCTTTAAAAGCCCAATCCCATCAGTAGCACTTAATTCCACTTCATAAGGTAGAGATACATCCTCTTTTGAGCTTAAATCTATTAAAATATTCCCACTCCACAAAGGGGTATCTTCAATGCGCCCTGTACTCCATATCACTATTGTAACATCCCCCTCCTCATAAGTTTCTCTTAAATCCTTTATAAAGTTTTTAAAATGTACGCCAAAGGGATTATTTTCTACAATTAACGAAATAGAACATTTTGAAGCTACAATAGGGCTGAATTTTTCTTGCCCACTTGTATCATATTTAATTTTTACACCCCCACTCCCAACTTTAAGAGGAACTATTGTTTCGCTGGCATAATTTTTATCGTATATTCTAAACCGATAATATCTACCATTTGCCGAAAACCAACTCCCTTCATATCTTGTTTTATGTGTAACAGCCATCTATATAAATCTTTCTCTTGATATTTCGGCTTTATCCGAAACTAATACGATATTATTTCCTTCAATCCTACCATGCACATCTACTTGAGTAGCCCCCATCATCCCCATAAGTTTATCCAAAGGAGATACGACTTCAGGGTTAAAAGCACTTGTGCCACTCCCTTCGCCTATTAAACTTAGTGTAGGCCCTGAAACTAATCCTCCCTTTGCCATAGGAATAGGAGTTGATGCTATCGTTGCTATTTGAGCTGCTCCTAATCCTCCAATCAATAGAGCCAATGGAGGGAATCCAATATTTGCTGCAACCGCTTCGGCTGTACTTATAATCGCTGATGCTATTGCCAGAGCTTTATCCCTTATAGCTTGTTTACGCTTCATGGCCTTTTCCTTTTCATCTATCAGGGCATCAATATCTCCCTTTTTTTCTGCATACGCTTCCTCAATCTCTATTTTTTTAGCAGCTTTTGCTTCATCACTCATATTGGATTCTTCAACTCTTTCAAGTTCCATCGCCATTTGTTCATCTAATATATCCACCTTTTCCGTTTGCCCCTCTTTCCATATATCAAATTCAGCTTGCTCCTTTGCGTTAGTAGCACTAATAACATCTCCTATTCCTGACATTACTTGCTTTACTTTGTTTCCAAATTCTAAAAAATTCTCAACCATAACCCCCATAGTATAAGCTGTTTGCTCTGCCATACTCATGGTAGTATCTTCCCACTCCTTTTCAATTGGCTCAAACATACCTTTGGCTTCGCTTTCTTCAGCTTTAAACATTGGAATAGCTGTTGGAGTAAAGTCTTCTCCTCCCCCACCCCCTGTTGTTGTAGTATCATCTAATCCTTCGATTAAATCTGCTATTGCCTTTGCAGCATCTTTTGCTCCATCCTCAACCCCTTTAAATTCCTTTTTTGTTTGAAAAGAAAATAACTTTATGTGTTTTAGTTGTTTAAAGGGATTTACTAAATTTATAGCATCAATAATTGTATTAATTGACTCAATAACGCTATTTGCCATAAAAACAAAAGCATTCCTTATAGTTAGTGCAGTATCAGATGTGCTTGTAATTAGCCAATAAAATGCTCCAACTAAAGCCGCTGTGGCTACTATTATTGCTCCAATAGGATTGGCCGCCATTACTGCATTTAACGATGCAAATATAGGAATTAATGCAGAGATTCCAATACTCAATTGCCCTATTATCATTAATACAGGGCCTAATGCTGCTGCAAGCAAGGCAACTACTACAATAGTTTTTTTGGTAGAATCATCTAACCCATCAAATTTATCTGCTATCTTTTTTATCCAATTTGCCAATTTGGTTAGCATAGGCATTAAAATCTCTCCTATAACCTCACTCATATCAGAGAGGGAATTCCCTAATTGTTGAATAGGGCCTAATCCTGCTGCTGCTGCCGCTGCTGCACTACCACCATATTGAGTTTCAAGTTCTGCTAATATAAGATTTTGCGCATCAGCTAAACGATTTGTTTCCACTAATGATTTAACTGTCTTTTTTTGATCTTCTGAAAATTGAATCCCAGCTCTGCTTAATGCAGATAAATTTGCCACAGGATCATTTAATGCTTTCCCCAGCATAATGGAAGCGGATTTTAAATCCCCATCCAATCTTGTAGCTAAATCCAAAGCAACTACCTGTGTTCTTTCAAATTGCTCTCCTGCTATATTTGTAAAAGTTAAAAGTTGAGCGGTAGCTCCTTGCAGTATTTCCTCATCCCCAAATAATGTAGTTTTTTGTAAATCGGCTGCCATCTTTTGGAGCTCTTTAGATGTTATCCCGACTTGGCCGCCTGTTGATTTTAGCCCAGCTTCCATTTGAGCTATCGCCTTTTGCTGTTTATCAAAAGCCCTCACTCCCACCACTCCTAAAGCTACAATAGGTAGCGTTAGATTTCTGGAAAGAGATGCCCCCGTTCTTTTCATTGATTTGCCAAACTTCTTGATGTTCTTTTGGGCTTTTTTCATTGCCCTATCAAAACCTCTTAAATCAGCTCCAAATACTATGTTGAGTAACCCTACACTTTTACTTGCCATAATCTTCTAATTTTTTAATGTATTCTGCTTTATTTTTTAGTTTCTTATAATCCACTTTTGCATCCTTACTCTCCCATCCAAATTGTATTAAATCTTTTAGCTTTATCTGTTTGCCTCTTGGCAGTTGAATGTTTAATAAATAACAAGTTTGCCATCTTGTCCTCTCCCAATCACTTCTATCTCTTAACTGTTCTAAATCAAAAAAGCCATCCAATTTATTAAAAAAGTGTTTTGGAATCATATCATAAAACTCCTCCACACTCATCCCCATCTGCCCCAAAGCGATGCCCTCAAGTTTATCCCAAGTTAGCTTTTTACTCGCTTGGGCTTTGGCTTTTTTTCGCCTTTACCCCCCATCATTTCAGCTAATACTTCCATACATCTTGCTATCCCTTCCATATCTCCATCCATCTTATCAGCTAAATCATCTATCGTCATTTTGCATTCCTGCTTTGCCGCTCTATAACCATCCTCAATTCCGCAATGTATTAAAATAAGTGCATCATTTAAGCCCATATCAGCCCCTAAACTATTAAGCCCAGCCAATGTTGTTCCTGTTTTCTTTGAGTATTTACGCAAAGCATTGAATCCAAATTTAATAGGGTATTTCTCCCCTCCTAATTCTACAAAAGTGTAATTTTCCATTTTTTCAAGTTTTTAAAAATACCCTCACCCAAACGCAACCCACCTGAAAAAAGGATGCGAATGGGGTATTGAGTATTAGGTTATGAATAGTTGATTTTCAACTATTTACGATATTGTTTGTGTTATCGCTCCTGTTCCTGTAAAAGATAAGCTATAAGTCGCAGTATCTTCTGTTGGAGCAGAAACACTAAAGGATGTTAGCCAAGCAGTTCCCTCATAATATATGTTACTTGTAGTACCATCAGTATTCCCAAATCTTACTACTAAAGATGCTCTTGTAATTATGTAAGAGTTTAGTAAATCATCTGCTCCATTAGTTAAAGCAACCGCTGGAGAAGCGTTATCAGTCCAAGCATACGCTCCATCCACGCTTATATCCCAAGTTCTTTGTCCTTCCATTGCTTCTGCCCATGCATTACTTTCCTTATTGCTAATATCTCTCGTACTTAGATTAACATTTAGAGTTCCACTTTGAGCATAAGCCACAAGAATATTTGTTGAGCTGTCATAAACCTTTATGTCAGTTCCGTTTATTGC